TTTAAACATACTAAGATCAGCTACACCGCTGGTGTTTAAGTATGATGCCTCAAAGCCATTATATTCACAATTATTTAGTCCTAATAACTGTAATGAGGAGTTAGTTTTCTTATCATTTTCAGCAACGTTCCTAATAATAGCATTACCAGTACTTCTAATATTTAATATTGTTTGTGGTAAAACATTATCAGCATTTAGACCAAAGTTATTTATTCCTACTATGCCTTGGTTGCTATCTTTCATAACGCATAGAGCGTTGACCATATAGGAAGTATTATTATATGAACCTAGTACTAAACGATCAGAAGGCGTTGATAGATTCTGATTAATAGTATCAATAAATTTAACTTCAAAACCTGTTAATTTATCTTTATTATTATTTTGAGTATCTTTTACTCTTTTCTTTGTACCAGTAAGCAATCTTGTGGAAACACTAACTCCAGACTCTAGCGAAGCTATAGTTGAAATATAGTCACTAACAACCCCTGAGTTACCAAAGAAATTAATATTACCAACTCCAGCAAGATTACCATTAATACTTGTTGGATTAGCATCTAAAATATTCTTACGACCAAAAAAAGTTTGACTATTATCAAAAAATAAACCGTGACAATTTGAGTCATAACTAACAATTCTATTAGACTTAAGATAAACGCCAGAATCTAAAGTTATGCTAGTGTTGCTAAACCAAGATGCTTGGGCGTATTTATTGGTATCACAAGAGACTCCAGATGACGGAGGAGAAAATATAAATTTATAATTTCTCTGATAACCAACGCCGCTTGTCATTGCAATTAAGCCGCCACCTAACATTTGATCATCGGTTAATAAATCACATCCAGCCACTAAGCCTTGGCTACAACCACTAGCAGCTAAATAAATTGTTTTGCATATGTACTCGCAATTTTGATAAGCTATTGCGGTATTAAATGTGGCTGTACCATTAACTGTAATATTATCAAAATATCCATTTAGCCAAGGATATGAGATGCTTCCGATATCAAAAGAGGAGCTTTGGGTTGGTCTTACTGATGCGTTAACTTTTAGATCAAGTGAGTCATTAGATAATATCACATCATTATTTAATTTAATAGATGTGGCATAAATATCTTTCCACTGATATGTTGCGTTACCAATATCATAGGAATCATTATCAGATGGTGATATATCGCCCCCAACTTGTAATGTTCCAGAAGAATCTAAAGTTGTAACATTGATACCAAATTTATTACTTAGTAAGTCACCATGAACTAGCGGTATTAATCCCGTACCGGTTGGATTGTCGCAAATATCACTATTATTAACTTGATGAGAAGCGATAAATAATTTATGGTTTGTGAATCTATCAACATAGTAACCAGCACCATGACCAATAGCTATATTAAAACTACCAACAGTATTACCATTTAATGCATAGTTGCCAATACCAATATTTCCGCTTCCATTAGAATTACCACCAAGAGTAGTATATCCTAAAGCCACATTATCTTCACCGTAAATATTACAATTTAAAGATTGTGATCCAACAGCAGTATTTCTTGAGCCTTGGTAATTAGATTTTAGGGCTGAAAAACCAAACGCAGAATTATCAATGGTAGAATATCCATTGAGGTCAATATGCTCTAAAGTATTCTCACCAGCCTTTGTTGTTCGCGTGGTCGGTGTAGCAAAATTAGATGTTTGAATGGGCTTACCATTCAACAATAGATGTGCAGAATCAATAGTATCTAATAAATTATGGCGTATATCATAAGGTGATATTTGGCCGGTAGAATTATCAGATATCTCAGTTAGTATATTCTCAACAAGTGTTAGCTTGCTTAAGATCATGCTACTTTAAACTTATTTCTAGAGAATTGAGGTCGAACTTAATATTGTCGCCGGTATAAACATAGCGAGGATTTTCTAATTTAGCATACATTAATAAATTACCAGCACGATAAGTGGAATTATCTAGTACGGCAACGCCAGAAATCCATCCCCAATCGGTAAGAGCAGTATTAAACACTAACTGAGCAGAATTTTTAATAAAACCATTGCCTTCATAAGCTGTGTAACCGGGATCAATAGCCTTGCCAGATTGTTGTAGGCTTACTGGTGAATAAAAAAGCACATTAGGAAACTCTTTAAATCTATAACTGTCAGAAAATCCATCAACTTCTGAAGTGTTTGCTTGGTCAGCACTATCTGATGTTAATTTACTTAAATATAATGGATAAAAATATCCACTCATATTAATGGTATGACCAGAACTGCTGGTTCCATAAACTGAAAATATTGTTGTATTGTCAATACCAACGCTATTCCATGTGGTATTGCCAGATGTAGAAGGATTGCCTAAATTAATTCTAGCATAATTAGTGCTAACAAAATTATTACCCTTTTGAACACCAGATGGTAGTTCTGGAATGGTTGATCCGCTATCTGAATCTAATGGTACTGAACTAGTTAGGGCAATAGAGATATTAGATGGTTTTGCAAAAGTTGAGCCTCTGAATATATGACTAAGAAGGCCCGACTCCAAATAATCCGATAATGCTGCCATATTTTTCTCCCAATTAGAGTCCTTAAAAGAATATTCTACAGGTATATACACGAAAAAAGCCACCCCCAAGCAAACGAGGGTGGCTTTAATGCTATCCTATGATCCTAATTCTAGATTAGAATGAGCCAAGGATGACTCTACGATTATCTAGAACACCAAAGCCAAGCTCGGCAAAGCCGTAGTAACCGGCGCGTTGCTGACGATGGAGAGTTGGATCTTCGAATACCTGTAGAGCTTCCTTCACTGGCATAACGAAACTATCACTTGTTGATTGGTCAAGACCAACAACTAGTTCAAGATCGCTACCTTGCACTGAACCGCTAAGATCAGTTGTAAAGAAGTTCTGATACTCTTGACCTTCACCAAGTTCATCTAGATCATGAAGATTTACGCCGAAGATTCTTGTGATCACGGCATCACCGGGAGCAGCTGTGTAAATCTCACGACGAGTTACTTCGTCAACTTGATCTAGACCCCAGTTACGAACGTCTTCTAGGGCTTCGGGGCTAACATATAGATCAGTTAGCTTACCACGACCAACTGAGGCACTGTTACCACCAGAATTACGACGCATCACTGTTTGCATGAGAGAAACGAGTCTCTTACTGAATAGACCGGCTGTTGCATCGGCATCATAAACTAGGATATTACGATCAACACCAGCAGCTAGAATAGTATGCCAGCCGTCATCGTTCATCTTCTTGGTAAAACCAGCTTCCATCACCTGCATAGCGCGACCAACGATATCCCATCTGGCTTCACGGGCATAGCGAAGTAGATAGTCAACCGATGATGTGATACTATATGTGGGGATCATCACATAATCACCCTCAACGGAACGCTCTGGAATTCTACCGTGGCCGGGATTGGTGTAAGCGACATGCTCACCTTCTAGGCCGGGAGAAACGAGGTCGAGAGGATATTCTGTTGTTGAACCGGGTTCCACATTGATGGTTTCGAAAATATTACCAAGAATGTTACCGACTAGAACACCCTTACGAAGAGGAAGTTCTAGAGCCTTGGCAAACTCACGTTGAGCAGCGGCGGCTACATTGATATCGGAATCCCCTGACTTGCGTAGGAGAGCGATAAACTCATCACTAGGTCTTTTATTAATTGGCATGTTTGATTCTCCTTTGTTTCTTTCTGATCAATAATTGAAGCCGGGGAGGTTAACTTCTACCTTGGCATAACCGTCCTCGTCCTTGCTGGAGAGGAATACGCCAACTTGTAGCACACCAGAACTACCGGGACTATCTTTACGAAGATTACCGGCGGTTACGTGGCAAGCATAGGCTGGGTCGCCAGCAGCTGGCGAACCAGTAACATTACTTGTTAGAACATAACCTTTGCGTAGTAGTGTGACCTTACTACCCTTTTGTACTTCATTCTTGTTTAGATTTAGATGAGTACGGGTTAGATCCTTGTTAACTACGTCATTTAGTAGAATACCAACTGGGCGACTATCTTTTGTGACTTGAGCATATGTTACAAGGTTTACGCCTTGATCCATAGCTGCTCCAGAGCCAGCAGTTGTATCATGTACAGCGATACCACCACGGGTAGCAGTTCCTGCATTGTAAAAGAAACTGATATCAGTTTGAAGCTCATATCTGTCTGATTTTAGGGCCATAATTTTTCTCCTTGTTTATCACTTGCGTAAAACGTTTTCTGTGAGCCACTCTGCAACACTAGCTCTTGTGGCTTCTAGTGCATCATTAACTTCAGAAGCATCTACGAGAGTGGCTTCTGTTGAATTGACTTCTTGGAAGAGTTCTTCGGTGATTTCTTCCTTAACTTCTGTAGCAACAGTAGTTTCGGAAGCCATTTCCTTCTTCTCTTCTTTGTCCATCTTATACTTCATCTCGCCCAACTTCTTTTTCATAGCGGCGATAACAGCTTCAAAAGCTTCGTCACTAAGAGCGTCATAAAGATTGATGGATTCTTCAGCTTCTGCGTCTTCAAAACCAGCCATAACTAGTTTTTCTTTACGCATACGGCTCTTTTCTTTTTTCTTCATTTCATGCATAGTAGCTGAAATTTCACTTAGTTCTTTTTCTTTGCTAGCAAGAGTTGCCTCTAGATTAGCAAGCTTTTCTTCGTATGTTTTGAGTGCTAGTTCTTTTTCAGCAATTGTACTTTCAAGTGCTGAAACTTGATCTGCAAACTCAGTGTTTACGCTTTCTGTTTCAGCCTTAACTGTCGTTGCGTCCTCTTGTGAAGAAGCTACAGTGTTTTGTAGATCGGCTAGCTGCCCCTCTAAGTTAGTATCTGGCATATTAAAATCTCCTTTAGAAACGTTAGAAATACTATGTTGTTGGTTTACAGAGAAAGCTTTGCTAGAATCAAGAATCACACTTCTTGGATTTGCTGGTCTAGAAACTAAACCTTTACCAGAAAATGAGATATCTTTTAGTGATCTACCAATTTTATAGCCTTCATATTCTCCAGTGCCACCGTATGCTCTTAAGTGTTTTGTTAAAAATGCTGATTCTTCATTACGTGCGACTACTCTTGATGCTCCACTTTGATCGATGACTGCATAATCGAAACCAGCAAAAAGACATTCCATTGAAACGAACCACTTACCTTGCTGTATTTCTGATATAATATTTTGCATCCTCTCTCTGTTTTCTGGACTTGACCAACTGTTATATAAAACGGCTTCGGTGATAATATCAAATTCTGATGGTGGGTCTGTTTCAGATGCTGATATCTTATTACCTTCTCTGTCTATTACATAACTTCCAGTAATATGTCCTATTATATCATTCTCATTATGCATGAAGTTGAATTGTTTATCTTCTGGAGTTGATCGTGCAGCCCAAGTTTGTAATGGATCAAAAACATCATCATTTTTATTCCAACCTGTTGATACTAAAATCGATTTAAGATAATAGAGATCAACTTGGTTAGGATTGCTTGATGCTTTGATTTTCTGAATTAAGCCGCGAACAACATCCAATGAACTATCTTGATCGATATCGTTAACAAGTACAGCTGGCGCACAGTACGCAACGCTAGCCTGCGACTTGACGATATCGTATAGACCGTCTAATATTTCTTGATTATATACTTTCATTTATATTTTGCCTCTCAAGAATAATATACACAAAAAATATGTTCCATACTAATTAGAGGCATTCTGTTCGATATATAAACCAATTATATTTCTACGATATTTTTCAATAGTCATATTATCCACATTAATATTATTATTTAATAACGCTTGACTAAACTTTGGTGGTGTTTTCAATTTAGATGATAGGATACTATGAATAGACTCATTATTTACATCACTTAATACTTCTATATTTGTTAGAACATCCAGTTTTAGTTGTTCTAATTCATTAACTTGAGCCTTGGTTAACTGACGTAAGTTCTTCTTATTAGCATGACTTAAAAATGCAGTATTTAATATATCTGAAATATTATCCCAAGCTTCTTCTGCCCATACTGCTAATTCAGCTACTCCCGGCTTGGATTTAGGCTTACCAACACGCTGTTTTCTTGGCGTGGTATCTTGTTGTAAAGGAGGTCTACCGTTGGGATTTGATGGTTTGGCTTGTGGAGTAACTGAGCCTCCACCAAATGGTGAGCTACTCTTTGGTGTCATTAGTAATAAATCTTTGGGGACACTAGATTTAATACCAACATCAGAAGGTAAAACTTTGCCAGATTGTAGCGCAATCTTTTCCAAGTTTTGCTTGTGCTGTGGGGTATGATAAGGGCTAGCTTTCTTAGGATTCTTATCATCTTCTCTATCAGCAACCTCTCTTTGAAGCCTAATCTTTTCAATTTGTGGAATTTCT